GACTCCACGGCAACGCTTCCGGTGTTCGCAGCAGCCTTCTCGACAGAACCGGACATATTGCCCAGACCCTTGATGAGACCCTCCGCAGAAAATCCGCCGACCTTCATGAACTCCACAGAAGGAGACTTGATTCCGAGCTTCTTCTTGATGGAACTCACCATTGCTGCAGCGAGCTTGTCCATCATGGCTTCAAGCTTCTTCTGCTGACCTTCCAGTCCCTTGACGAGACCGGCAGCGGCGTCCACACCAGCTTGGTACAGAGCGGTAGAGGAGTTCTTGCCCAGAGCGCCCGCGACAGTGTCGAGGTCCTTACCGAGCTTGTTCACCTCATCGACACTAGCCTTACCGCCAGCCAGGAGTTGATCGGCGAACGGAAGACCGGTGATTCCCTTAGCCAGGAGATCCTTGTACATCTCGTCGTTGAGCCCAAGAGCACGCAAACGCTGAAGCGTGTTCGCATACTTCTTGGTTTCTTCGATCTGCTTCTTAAGATCTTCCTTGAACTGGGCTACCGAAGTGTCATCCCCAGCAGTAGCTACATCTCCGTACTGATCGGTGATGGAGTTCTTGTAATCGTCTCTCGTTTTGACGGCATTGGCATAGGTGTCCTTCGCCGTCTTGATCTTCTCGGTCAGCTTGTCGTACTGGTCCGAGAGTTTACCGATTGCGGTCTTTTCGTCGTTGAGCTTCTTGGTCAGGGTGGTGTAGGCGGACGCAGCCTTCTTACGTTCGGAAGAAGAAGCCTTGGAACTCTTGGAGAGGTCCAGAAGCATCTTCTTCAGGTCGTTGAAGGCGTCGTAAACCTGCGCCTTGTTCCCGTCCAGTCCCTTCTTGAAACCATCATTGACGTAGTTACCGACCTTCTCGAACTCCTTGGACGGAGAATGAATCCCCAGGAAGCTCTTTGCCCCATCCAGAGCACTCTTGGCAACACTCACAGCCGCGTTCTTGATCTCACCGATACCAGCCCCGATACCCTTGGCCATGCCCTTGACGATGGCTACAGCCAAGCGACCGCCCGCAGCTCCCAATTCGGAAGCATGCGAATCAATGGCTTTGGTAACACCGTTGACGAAGCTGATGATCAGCTTGACACCGGAATCGATGATCCTCGGAAGATTCTTGGAGATTCCACCGACGAAGTTGACGATGAGGTTGGTTGCTGCCGCTACCACCTTACCGATGTTCTTAGCGACACCGTTCAGGATAGCCACGACCAAGGCCATACCCGCCGCTATGAGGTTGGGTACGTACTTCAGCATGGTCTGGAGAATGGCTGTCAGCAACTTGAACATAGCGCTGACGATCTTCGGTACTACCTTGACAATGGCGTCGATCAACGCATTCAAGACCGCTACAAGCGCCTTGGTGATCGCTGGACCGGCTGTTGCAATGACGCCCGCAAAGGCTACAAGTCCCAGACCGATCTGCTTCATGACCTCGGGAATAAGTGCTATCAGACCGGCAACGATACCGATGATAGCCGCAGTTCCCGCTGCACCGGCCGCCGCGAGGACTGTAAGTCCTGTAGCGAACAGAAGGACACCCGCGCCAGCAGCCAGAAGACCGATACCCAGAAGGGCTACAGCAGCCGCCAGAGCGATCATCATCGGTACAACCGGAGTGAGCAGCAAAGCCGCCGCACCGAATACCGCGAACACACCAGCCAGCATGAGAAGTGCCGTGCCGATCTCACCCATGGACATCTGACTGAACTGCATGAGTACAGGTGCCAATATCGCCAACGCCGCCGCGATGATGAGAGTGGCAGCAGCACCCGGAACAGCACTGGTCATCAAGAGCATGGCTCCTGCGATGATACCCATGGTTCCGGCGAGCATCGTCATCGCCTTGCCGATCTCTTCCCAGGAGTATTCAGCAAAGCCCGCAAGTGTCTTGGCGATCCGCTCAAGAGCAAGAGCGGTGATGAGAATGCCAGCCGCTGCGAGAGGAGCTGTCGGCGGAATAACGTACAATGCCGCCGCGATGATTGTAAGAGCACCCAACATTACTGTCAGACTCTTACCAATATCGCCCCAGCTCATCTTAGCCATGTCCGCCAGAGCATCGGCGATCATGCCCAGAGATACGGCTGTGAGAAGGACTCCAGCAGCCGCAAGTGGCGCCGTCGGAGGAATAAGCATCAAAGCACCCGTGATGATACCGAGTGCTCCAGCTAGAGTGACAAGGCCCCTGGCGATTTCGTCCCAGGAAAGCTTGGCCATGTCGGTCACGGCACTGGCGAGGATCTTGATCCCTGCCGCCAGCAATAGAATCCCAGCGCCCTGAAGGATGGCGCCCTTGTTGGCCTTGGCGAACATGGTGAAGAGGGTCAATGCTCCGAGAAGAGCACCTACACCGAGAAGACCCTTGGCCAGTTCTTCCCAGCCAAGACTGGACATGTCCTCTACTGCACTGGCCAGGATCTTGATCCCTACAGCAAGTGCAATCAGACCGAGACCCGTGGATATGAGTCCCTGTGAGGGTGGCATGAACTTGAGAGCCCCGACAAGGAGACCCAAGGTAACTGCCAGTCCGGTGAGCCCCTTCGCTAGCTCGTTCCAGTCCAGCTCGGAAAGCTGCTTGACCGCCTGGACCAGAATAAGAACGGCGGCAGCGAGAAGGATCAGAGATCCCATAACGAAAGGCAGCTTGGCGAATCCAGCGGCACCGATGAACTTGTTGAAGACTGCCAGAGAACCCAACAACTGGGTGAACATGAACGTGATCGCGGTGCTTCCGCGAGTCAGTCCTGCGGCATCGATCTTCGACAGGATGTTCAGAGATACGGCAAGAATACCGACTGCGATAGCGATCTGAAGAAGAGTCGCCGCGTTCAGAGCGTTCTGCATGCCCTTCAGAGTACCGGTGAATCCCTCGATCGCGTCCGAGATACCATCGAGAAGTCCGGGAGCACCTCCCCCGGCAAAGTTCTTGATGATGAGGACCAGACCAGCGAGAAGACCGGTGTTGAGTCCCGCGAAGAGATGATCGAAGTTCAAACCCTCGAACATTCCTCCCATTCCGCCGATGGATTCGGATATGGTCTGTCCGAGTCCCTCGAAGAAGGCCCCCACGTTCTTCATGACTGTGAGAGTCTTCTGCCAGACCTTTGAGACTACCTCTCCCAGTCGGCCGAGCGGCTCAAGCTTGGAGGATATGCCCTCAACACTCTTCTCGACCCCTGAAGAATCAGTGTCCTTGAACAGAGAACCAAGGAAACCCATGAGCTTTTGGATGAGCTTGATGGGCAGGACGAGAACCGAACTAAGACCCTTGAAGAAATTCGTCAGGCCTTCGCCTTCTACAATGCCCTTTCGAAGCGCGACGAGAAAGTCGCCGATCTTCGCAGTGAAGCTGAGAAAGCCGCCGGAGCCCTTTGTGACTTGCCCGACCAGATCAAAGATTACGCCAACAACACCCTTGATGATGTCAAACCCGATACCAAATATCGCGAAGACACCCGCAAAGGTTCGCTTCAGTTTGTCTGCTGTTGCTCCTCCGACTTTCAGTTTCTCGGTGAACTCACGGAAGTTCTTGGTCATCTCCGCAAGCTGCTTGCCAGTGGTGGCTGGGAATATCTCCCGGAAGCCATCCTTGATCGGCTTGATTACCGACATCAAGCCCTGGAAGACGTTGGTAACGCCAGCGATCAGATCCTTCCGACCGCCCAGCTTGTCCCAGTCGCCCAGCATCTTGTTTCGGGCTTCAGAAGAGTTCTGAAGCATCTTACCGACGGAGTTACTGATGCCTGTGAAGAGACCCTTGGCTTCGTTGAAGTCACCAAATATGATCTTCCAGGTCTCGGCCCAACCAGACCCCATCTGCTCCTTGAACGTCCCAAAGAGCTGAGTCATGGTCTTGACTTCGGTAGCAGCGTTCTTGGCCACCTTGGCTGTCGCCTGGATGGACTTGATCTGCTCCTTGCTGAAGCCCTGAGCCGCGAGCTGTGCATCGGTCATGTCTCCAGTGAACTGCTGGAGAGTGTTGGTGAGAACGTCGGATGTGAGCCATCCTTCCTTCCCGCCAATTGCCGCGATGGACTTCTCGAAGCCCTTACCGTTGATGGTAACGGTCTTCATGGAACCGCTGAGCTTTACAGCACTCTTGTCAAGGGTGCCCATCTCGATAGCGGTTTCGGCAAGAGCCCTCTTGAAGGCCATGTTGCCCATACCGGCATCGGCAACCGAATTCCAGTCTTCGAGGGAGACCGTGCCGGAGGATATAGCCTGCGAAAGCTGGTACATGACTCGGGAGGCCTGCTCCGAGTTCGCACCGGCCATAGCCGCCAGGTTGGCGATACCCTTGATGGAGCCTGTGGCTTCCTCCAGACCGACACCAGCAGCCGTGAAGGTACCGATGTTCTTCGCCATCTCGGCGAAGTTGTAGATGGTCTGGTCGGAATAATGGTTCAGTTCATCGAGAGTGGCAGTGACATCTTTCAGAGTCTTTCCGGCAACCGCAGTGTTCGCCAGAATCGTCTGAACCGAGTTGATGTTCGTCTCATACTCGCGGAAACCATCCATGATGGGCGCGAAGCTGAACGAATTGAGCAACCGCGTACCGGCTTCAGCCGCACGGGCACCGATGCTGTGCAGGGCGCCAGTGGCCACTTGGGCCAGAGTGGAGAACTTGCTGGCCAAGGATGAGGTGTTCGCGTCGATATTCTTGAGCGAAGAAGCAGCCTTGTCAGCGGCAGGCGAAGTCTTGTTGAGATTGTCGGTGAACCGCCCCAGGGCATCCTGTCCAGCAACGAAGCTCTGGGCGATCTTTTGACCGAACCCATGGGCCTGGGTGGCTACTTCCGAAAATCCAGTAGCGACCTTACCCAGAGATTCCTTGCCCGCTTCCATCCTCTGGGCAAAGCTCTGAGTAACGGTGGTCGACTGCTGCATTCCCGTGGTGAACTGACCGAGGGAATTCCTGCTCCGAACCATGTGCTGGTCGAACTGCTGAGCCATGGTGGCTACAGATTGAAGACCCTTTTGAGCACCCTGGAGTTGCAGACCTTTGTTGAGCTTCTCCAGCGAGGACAGGGTCTGAAGAACACCTTGCTGGAATGCGGCGTTCTCGAACTTCATCTGAACAATGCGTTCTTCAACAGTGCTCATGCAGAGGTCACCGCCTTCCATACTTGATCTGCGATGCTGTCAAATATCGGCTTCATGGCTGGATTGATGTAGTCCTGTCCATCCACGTAGCCACCGGTGCCCGTTCCATGTCCGTACTGGAGCATGATAGCGACAGGAAATCCGTTTTCGATGTCAGTGTTCAACCACCTGATCGTAACGGATTTCCCCGACCGCTCGATTTCGTAGTCCCAGGAATCCGCAGCCAGACCGGAGTCCTTCGGAACTGAAGAAGCCAGAGCAGCAACGCCCTTCTGGGCTTCGCGGTCCAGCGACTTGTAAATATCGGCGTTCTTGAGCTTTCGGAGGAAGTCTTCCGTTCGTATACCCGAACGGGTGGAGACGAACGAAATCATGCGGACTCCTCTTCTGCTATTCCAGACCAGTCATCTTCCGACCGACATCGATCAGGTTGGGGTTGTTGACACGGATCGCATCGACGCTCTCGAAGTAGAAGCGAAGTACGTACGCCTCATCTGCGGTGTATTCGTAGTCTGCTACCAGAGGATCGACCGCGTCGATAACTGGATGATTCACCAACCACTTCGCGAGGGCTTCGGTCTTGTCGAGCGCCGATCTCAGTTCGAGAACCGCCTGAGCAGCCTTCACGTTCAGTATTTGCTTGTTGACTTCCAGCCCGAGGGCCATACTGAAGCTCCTTTGAATTACTCAGCCCAACGAAGGGGTGTGACCCGCATCATCACGTAGTTCGCCGAAGCGGCTCCTGTACCAGTCTTGAACGCCATGACCTTGAAGGTGTGTGTACCGGCAGTCAGCTTTACGGTGACTGACATACCATGTTGCCCACCGCCGCCGAGAGTTCCTTGAGTGGTCTCGTACAGTACGTTCCCCCACGCCGATCCGAATGAGTTTTCCGGGTTGGCCAGGTTGTGGCCGACACCACATCGAACAGTGGAGGCATCGGTGTAGGAAATGGCCAGCCACGCATTCAGTTCGACACTTACGATGCAGTCGTAAGGAACGGTCAGCGTTTGCGATAGCGTAGCCGGGTGGTCTGCCCAAGTGGTCGCCGTTACCGTGTAGGTCGTATTGCCTACCGATACGGCCGGGTCGGGGAGAATTGCATCCCGAAGAATTCTGCGCCAACGAGACCACCCAGAAGCCTGGTTAGCCGTTCGAATCCACCGTTCGGTTTCGACTCCGACGGCGGTACCACCTACATGCTTGATCCACTCCTGCTTGGCGAAGTCCGTACCGTCTACGTAAGTGAGAACCTCACCGGCCTTACCCGCGAAATCCCACGATGTGGAGTTCACGGTCGTGTAGTACAGACGAGACCAACCGGAAGGATATGACGACATTGCCGTCGTCTGTGTGAAGCTTCCGGCAGTGAGCGAATACAGAGTGTTGTACTGAGCCCACGCGGTCCATCCACCACCGTTGTTGCTGGTGTGATACTGCCGGATCCAGCTTCGAGGCGCCCCTGTACCACCGGGGTTCGAGAAAGCAGTCTGAACAGTTCGGTCGGTCTCAGGTCGATAAGTGATGATCGATCCGAAACCCGAGTTGACAGACCATCCCGAACCGGTGGTGATGTTCATCAACGACACACCGAGAGGATATGCGGCTGGAAGCGCTCCTTCAGTGTTGGCATTGGCTGCCAGGACCTGAACTCGGTAGCCCGGCAGAGAAGCCAGTCCAGCCGGTGTAACAGCCCTCTGGGAGTCGGTACCGGTTTGCGTCTCCGCAGCCGTCGCGAGTTCTACCAGACCCTTTTGGAGTTCGCTTGCCACGGGTCCAGCCACGTCGTTCGTGTCATACCAGACAGAACCGTTGGGTACGGATCCTGGATCGGTCGCTCCAATATAGGAGAACGCATCGACCTTGGCGTAACCCGTTCCCGGATCCATCTGCATCCCGGAAACAGCACCCATGTCAATCGGGGTACCATCCTGTCGTTCCAGGATAAGATGCCCTGCGGCATTGATCGATCCGTCGACAATCGACGTGGCCTCGATCTCAAGCGTGCGCTCAGCGGTTACTACAGTTACCGTAGCCACAAGGCCACCTTTCTTGTCTCGGAATATAGATCACGTCATAGGGTCCCAGACATCCAGAATCCTGGGTTTGGGTGATGCAGCGACCCACGCATCGTCCATCCGGACCCTGGGAGTTGCCCAGATCCAGTTACCTCCCCAGCGGATCTTACGGACTGCGAATGTCTCGATATCCGTGGCCCAGAAGGAGGCTTCATCGAAGTTCGCGACCAGATTAGGCGTGCTCGCGTCCCAGACTCCAGCCATGAACACCAAGGCTGTTGCGGACTTGTTGAACGTTCCGCCCACGGTGCACCGAGCCATCTCGACCCAGTCCTGTCCGTCAGACGATTTGTACATCCTGAGGACGTTGTCCGGGCCCATGTTCCCGATGCCCCACCAGGTCCCGTTGACCCAACTAGGTCCGACCCCTACGGTCGTATCGGTTTTTACTTCGGTGTTGAATGTCGTAAGTCCCGTTCCCTGGAACGACAGAAATGTCCCGTTGGGTACACCCATACCGGAGATAGCATTGCCTGAAGCATCATGCGCACCGATATAGAATTCTGTGTTCGCCGAACGAACTCCACTAGCCGACAGTTTCGCCGCGTAGATCCCAGAAGAGAGATCGAAATATGTCTTTCCCTCGACTCTCGGATAGTCGGCGACAGCGGACAGATTCAGAGTTCCGCCCGATTCAACAGCACCCGGACCCTGAGTTATCTCCCACTTGACCGGATCGAGAGTTCCGTCATTGAAATCGTCAATGAGCGTTTGGGTGTAACTCACGGAACCTCCTTCCTATCCGGAACTGATGGTGTAGGTGTTTGCGTCGACCGGAAGTACCGTGGACCAGTCGAACTGAAGGAAAATATCCCCCAGCGGCTGAATAGCATCGTCCGGTCCGGAGATGGTGAATGTTCCATCGCCATTGTCGGTCACCACGAAGACGAAGAACGCGTCGTACATCTCGACCAGTTCTTCGAATGTGGGAAGTCTTGGTAGGTCTTCGTCGGTTCCGTACAGTGTCTCTTCGATGAGCCCGAGAACGTTTGAATCGGTTGTTCTGGAATCTATCTCGACATGCGATGTACGTTTGAACCCCGTGATCGCCGGAGGCCGAGTTGTGATCGTCCACCCGAACACAATGGGTTCGGCTTCTTCGCTGGTTGAAGAATATGAACGGCTCGATGGTTCGGCAAGCGCGTTGTAGACCAGGTGGATCTTGTATCCCAGATCACCGTTCAGATCGCTTCCTACCTTGGTTCGGTAGGAGAATCCGAATGGCTTTCGCCGTTGCTGAGTCAGAACCAGACCCGGACGCGCTGAGCTGGATCCGTCACACTGCTCGAACTCTGGCGGGTAATGGAACGCATTTATCGTAGCCCCGAATTCCTCAGCGGAAGAGGCGAGGAGATACTTGTTCCCATCCAGATAGTATGACTTCGAACTACCGCCCGTTGGGGCCATCTCGACCGAAGTCAACCCTGACCAGGGGACACCAGGCTGACCACTTACGTAGAGAACGCCTCGGTCGACCCCGGCTTCATAGAGGCGAGAGCCTGTCGAATTCCATTGGAGCTTGGCCATTCAATTCTCTCCTCTCAGCCTCGGGAACCGGTTACAGACTGACGTTGAGCATTCAGTGCCCGTCGTTGAGCCAGCATCTCGCTCCTGGACATCTTCTTAGCCGGTGCGTTCTTCAAGTTACACACCTTGATGAGAGCCAGCAGCCGGTTCAAATGCCAGTTCTCGCACTCGATCCAGATGTTCAGCGCGACCATCCAGTAGTAGATCAGTTCTGCTGTGATGATCTCCGGACTGGACTTCTGGTTGATCGCTTCTTTGAACGTCGTGGCGGTCATCTCGGCATGGATGTAGTCGTTGATTGCTTCGAAGTTCTCCTGAGAAAGCCTGAAGTAGACTTCCGGTGGAACATCAGGGGTTAGCACCATGGCCCTGATGTACCACATCGTCTCTTCAGAGGTCTTCTCATCTTTGCCGAGGAACGGCTTTTCGAAGAAAGACTCCCATTTTGACAGAGAAGCCAGAGAGTGCTCCATCTCCAATGTAAACGACTCAGTGACAACGAATTCTTTCTTCTTCTCGTCGAAACCTTCGCTGATCGGTATCGTGATGACGAGCACTCTCTGACCTCCCTTCCGTAGCGACTAGAAGTCGCCGATGAGCCAGTCGCTGTCGGACGGCTGGGTGAACTTGTAGCCGACGTTCGGACGAGCCTCGACCATCTTGTTCTCGGTGAGAACCATCGGACCCGCCGGAACGACCTCGTCGTCGACGTAGTACGTGACACCTGCGACCGTGGGAACGGTCATGGTGTTGGATGCGTTGTCGTAGGTCGGAGCGGTCGGAGTGACCGTGAGAACCGCTCCGGAGAAGAGCGCGATCACGGCCGCCGGAGTCGGCAGAGACGGGTCAGTACCCGCCGTACCGTAGAGGAACTCCTCCAGAGTGGCCAGGTCATCCGCGTCGACCTTCGTCGAGTCGATCGTGATGGTGGCCGTCGGCTTGTACATCGTGCCCGAGATCGTGCCGACCTCGACCGGAGTCGTGGTGAACTCCCAGCTGAAGGTGATCGCCTCGGGCGAGTCGTTGATGGTGGCGTAAGCCTTCTCGGACGGAGCTGCGAGAGCGCCGTAGACGAGGTGGAGCTTGTAGCCGTGATCCTGACCGTCCAGGTCGTTGCCGACCTTGGTGCGGTAGGACAGACCGAACGTCTTCCGGCTCTGCTGTCCGATGCCGACCCCGGGGGTCGGAGAGGCGGTGCCGTCGCACTGCTCGAACTCCGGCGGGTACATGAAGGCCTCGATCGTGCCACCGAATTCCTCGGCGGAGACCAGGTTCAGGTACTTGATGTTGTCCGCGTACTGCGGGTTGGACTCGGCGCCCGAAGGCGACTCGGTGACGGTCGTCAGACCATTCCAGGACGATCCGGTGTCGTAGACACCTGCGCCATTGGGAATGTAGAGGACACCATGGTCGACGCCGGTCTCGTAGAGCCGCTCGCCCGCCTTGTCCCACGTGAGCGTGGTCATGCTGGTACTCCCTCACTCAGAAGTAGTAGAGGTTGAAGACGTAGTGGTGAAGATTGTCCGCCGTGAATGTCCGATTCAAGTTGGACAGGGGCAGTTGGGCGATGTCATCAGGGATAGGACTGTCCGGATCCCTTGAAATATACGTCACCTGATACCGCTTGGCGCGACTGTATGGGTGATTGTCCGCGAATTCCGACTTCGCATTGTCATACTTGTAGACGATGCAATCGTACTTCATCGTCAGATTGGAAGGGGGCTGGAAATATACGTTGGTACTTCCCAGGACCTCTACCAAGAGCCCATGCAACTCAAGGCGTTTCGGGTCTGGGGCCATTGTAGACACCCCCTATCCTCAACAGCAGGCGGGGGCTCCGCACCTCGATCTCTGTGACCGACCACAGAGCCCCCATCCACTCAACATAGCGAATTGCCGAAATATGCTCGTTGGCATAGGCATCAGCAACGATACTGATCGAATTACTCACCGAGAGGTCATTGTTGACACTCTCACCTTCCCGGAACTTCAGCGAATTCCGTTCCACGTCTCCGAAATGGGAGCGTTCGTGGATTTGGTCTTCGTGCACGCCTGGGGAGGTTTCAACAGTTACGCCGTATCCCACCTTTCCTGAAAATCGAGTCATGACCGGACCTCACCTATCTCCTAGGCGGCCGGACGGGTGAAGGGCCACGAGTCCTCGGCGTTGGTGGCGAAGTAGTAGCCAGCGTTGGCGCTCGCGTAGACCGTCATGGACTCACCAGCCGCCAGAGCCGTCTGCGGTCCTGCGGTCAGGGTGACACCCTCGTCGTCCTTGTACGTCACGCCGGTGACGGTCGGGATGGTGATGACGCCGGTACCCTTGTTGAACGCGGGCTTGGTCGGGGTGGCCAGAACGTTCGCCGCAGCGGTCTTCTTGATGACCAGAGCCGACTTGGGGCGGACCAGAGCACCCGACATGCGGGTCTCCAGCAGGTACTTCTGCTGGTTGTAGTCGATGTCGAAGTCCTCGAACATCGTCAGCTCGCCACCCTTGTCGGTGCCGATGTTGTAGTCGTCGAGGTTGACGATGATGCCGACCAGGTCGGCGATCTCCTTCATCGGCTCGACCGTGTGGATCGCGGCGACGCCCAGGGCGTCAGCGACTTCCTGCTTCGTCTTGTAGTGACGGCGACCCATGCCATCGCGGGCCGTCAGGAACTTGTTGAGGTGCGGGATCGTGGTGTAGAAGGACGGGGTGCCGGTTCCCTTGTAGAACTCCATGCCACCCATGACCGCTTCCACGATCTCCTCGTAGGAGGAATCCGCGTTGTCGACGTTCACGTTGACCGTGGTGACGAAGAGCTCGTGGTCGTTGTAGATCGACCGGAGACCGTCACCAGCCGCACCGCTGGGCTCCTTGATCTTGTCCTCGTCGGTCACCTGACGGCCGTCACCGATGAGGATCGCACGAGCGATTTCCTCCTCGGTCATGAGCCGCATCTCGCCCTTGAGGAAGGCGACGACGTCGAAGTCCGTGATGTCGAGCATGTCGTCACGGTCGAGCTTCTGCTTCTTGTAGATCGTGGTCGGGCCGGTGGTCCGCTTGGTGACGCCGAACCACTCTTCCAGCTTGTAGTTCCCCTTGATGTAGCCCTTGGCGCGGGCCTCCTCCTGCCGCAGGTCAGCCGCGAAGGTCTTGATGCGGGAGAACGGGGTGTGACGGGTGCCGTTGAGGACGGAGGCGACCCACTCGGTGCGACGCTTCTCCAGCTCGATCGTCCCCGTGGCCATCTTGGCGTCCGGGAACAGGATGTCGATGTCGGTGATGCCGTGCTGGAGGTTCGCCTCGGCGTAGTTCTCGACAGCAGTCTTCAGGGAGCCCGACTTCTGGGCATCCTGGAAAATGCCCTTGAGAGCATCGTGCGACAGCTCGTGCTTGGGCTTGCCGTCCTGGGTCTTGTCGTTCTGGTCGAACACGTTGCGCGACATGTCGTCGGCTCCTTCCTGGTGGGTGAGGTCACCCTCGCCGGGCTGGTTGTCGGAGTGGGAGGCGCTGGCTGCGGCGTCCTCGGTGGCGACACCGATGAGGTAGTGAACTACGTTCTTCTGTTCTTCGGTCATTCCGTCGTAGACGTCCTTGACCGTTACGTCCTCGTCGTCATCGGCATGAGAGAGGTCGTCCTGAACCGTCACGGTCTCAGTCTCGTCCTCCACGGTCTCGTCCTCCGAGTGCTGAATCGTGAGACCCATGGTGATCACAGCGTCCTCGTCCGACTCGACGATAGAACCATCGCCGTGCTGGATGTTGACGAAGTCGATCTTGGCACCAGGATTGGCACCGGCCAGAACGAGGCTGACCTCGCGGATGGTTCCGTGGGTGACCGTCTTGGCGTGCTCGGTGAGTCCGTTGGCGAAGATCGAGAGAGAATCGAGATCCTCGTGCTCGACCGACTCCTTGGCAGCCTGAGCCTTGGGCGACTTGTTGAAGTAGCCGTAGGCGTACATGCCGTCGTCACGGGCTTCCAGGAGGGCGTGACCGAGCACGTTCTCCGGGTCGCTGTGGGCGTGCTGCCAGACGAGCGGAATCTTCCGGCCATCCATGTGGCGGAAAGCATCCGAAGTGATGGTCCGCCCATCGGAGCACTTGAGTCCAGCCTTGGTGGCGTAGCCACTGAAGTCGGGCTTACGATTTGCTGCCATTTTGACTGACTCCTTTCTACTTCGTAGTCTTCTTGGCTCCGATGGAGCCGTCTTGGCGCATCTTCTCGATCCGCTTCCGAATGGTCTTGATCTTTTCGTTCAGCGACGTCACGTCATCCGAAAGAGCCTTCTCCGGATTCTTCTTCCGGTAGGCTTCCGATGCCTTGGCGGCTTTGGCCTTTTGAGTGGGTGTCAGCTTCCGGTCAGGAGTCTTGGAGCCACCGGTTTCCGTCTTCTTGGGTCCGGTCTTCTTGGGCTCTACACCGCTTCGGGCCTTGGCTTGTTTGGTCAGTTCAGCAAGGACCGACTGGAGTCGCTCAAGACGTCCCTTAAGGGCATCTACCTGGGCTTCAAGCTTCTTCCGCCTTTCGGCTTGTCGCTGAGCTCTCGTCTTCTTAGGGGGTGGGCCCTGACCGGGCTTTCGTCCCTTCAACTTACGATTCCTGAGATAGTACTCGCGCCGTTTGGTGGCGTCGTAAGCGTGGACGAGGTTGTCAGCCATCTTCTATCCCCAGATCGGAGAAGATCGCGTCTAGAGAGCCATTGAGTTCTGCTAGACCGCTCTGGAGAAGATCGGGCTCATCATCAACATCGTCTTCGTCCGCTTCCGGTGGAGCCGCCCCAGTACCGAGATTGGTTCCGGGCTGAGGCATGTTGCTGTTGACGAGTTGATCGGCCTTCGGGTCCTTGGACGGCTTGAATCCGATGCCCTGACGGATCTCGTTCGCCGAGAGAACCTCGTTCCTCGTGAACTTGTCCGCGATCTCGGCAACCTGCTCCATAGGAACAAGTGCGAACGGGTCCCGGAAGAACATGATCGACTGTCCCTGGGACCGAGCGGTCTTGGTCAGGAACTTTCGCTTCATCTCTTCGGAGATGGCTCGGACGATCGGCTTGATAGTCCGGTTGTGATAGTTCAGCATGGCCTTTTCATCGGCCGTACCGTTCATGACTTCTTTGGTCAGACCGAGCTGAGAGTACAGCTCTTCAGTTAGGTACTCGATCTGCTTCAGGAAGTTGTTCTCAACCGGTCGGTTCAACTGCTGGATCTTCTCAGTACCATCGGTATAGGCGATACCGTAAGTACTACCCTTTAGCTGAAACTCAATATCTTTCCGTCGCTGTTCCGCCTGCGCTCGACGGGCTTCGGACTTGATCACGTACGGAAGCTGAATGATCATGTCGAGCTTACCAGAACTGGTTTGCTCGTCAACCGAGTCCAACATTCCAAGCTTCTTGGTCAGACGCTTGAGAGTTGAGTTCGGTTCGTTCATCACCGCATAAAGCGGGTTCTCGATGATTGCGACCATCTTCTTGGGGATGGTAATTTCTTTCCGTTCCCCATTGCGCTCATCGTAAAGACTTACGCGTACATGCTGCGGATGCCATCCCACAACTTCACCGACACGAAGAGACTTGATGTCATAGCCCCCCGTTTCGAGAGGCGAAATATCGGTCTCCACCGGAACGATAGCTGCGACGCCCTTTTCGAAGAGGGTCATCGCTATGTCTTGCTGGAACTGCTGTGGACCCTGATCGAGGTTTGGATCGACCTGAATACAATCCTGAAGTCCACTGGTCATGTCGCCGGTGTATCGGCCGTCGGCATCTGTTCGGACATGACGAATATCGATACCGGCTACATCGATACCAACCCGAGTGTAGATCGACGAGATGATGGAACGCTCGTTCGAAAACGACAGTCGGGTACGAGAAGGAGATGCATAGTATCCGAGACCACCGACACCATTGTGTGAGTGCGAATGGAGACCATCCAGATAGTTCTCGTCCAGGAAGGCATTCCAGCTATGCTTGAACCCTTCCTTCACACGGGAAAGCAAGCCTGCCATGAGTCACCTCCTCTCTGAAAAGGCTAGACATCGTAATCAGTACTTCCGGTTTTCCAGTTCAACGAGATTGTTCTCTGAACCACGGATGTCGCCGTTGCTCATCACATTACTGGACTTGGATCCTAGAGCATTCGTGGCGAAGATAACCAAGGGCGTTTCGCCGATCACCCCTGCGTCCATCTCGTCAACGATCGCACCGAATCCTTTCTTACGAAGAGCACTGAACAGACCCTGAGCCCTTCCGTCGCTCCAACTTCCACCACTCAGTTCTTGGTATGCCTTGAGGGCATGATCGTCCGTAGAGTCTCCAGAAAGAACGCCCTTGAGCGTCTCCAGAACCGTGCCCAGCTTAGGGACCCGGATCTCTTCCTTGGCATGGAAAGTGATGTGGTGAAGGTTGGGGGTGTCCAGCTCTTGTCTGAACTGAGCTACGTATCGGTCGAAATCTTCTCGGCTATGGGTAGCGTAGGTTGCAGACTTGAACGAGGTTTCGCCCTTCGTAGACAGGCGATGAAAGGTATGACCTGCAGGAAGAGAGAATTCCTCTCGGTCGAAAGACTGAGGTTTGAAGTAGTCGTCCCTCGCCCACGTCTTGATCTTGGAATGCATGACGTGTTTGGAGAAGGTTTCGAGGTCGATCGACTTCCCGCGAAGTTCCTCGATTGACGCAACCGTTCTTTTCTCAGCTATGACATTAGCGAGAATAAGAGCGGTTATGGCAGCCCCGGTGGTAAGGGCTACTTTGTGATTCGAGGCAAACTTCTTGGCCTTGGCTGCTGCACTGTTCTTGGGCTTGTCGCCGTCGATCTTAGCCTTGAACTTCTCTTCGTTCTTGGCTAGGTTGGCGGCACCTTCCTTCAGAGGAGGAGTCTTCTTCGGCTTATGCGCCGCCTTGTACTTCTCCGTTACAGCGTCACGTTCGGAGGTCTCCTCTTCTTTCCGGATCCCCCAACGCATGCCCTTTACGCCATAGTGAATGATCTCATCGCTCATGGTCAGACTTTTTGTGGGCAGAAGCGGCGATGCTGAAGATGCTTACGCCACCGTAAGCTCTGAGCATGTCCTTGGTCGTTGCCTTGCCGTTTGCGATCCGGTCGTGCTCTGCCTTCAGCTCAGCGCTTCTGCGGGCCGCCCCGCCCCTGAAACCGCCATTCTTGATCGAGAGGTCCTTCCACCTGCTCGACTGAATCACGGCCATGTTTTCCAGAGGAGTACCCTTGCCCGCAGCGACCTTGTCGAGAAGGATAGTTCCCTTCCTGAGGTCACCGGTACGAGCCTTCTTGACGCCCCACTTCATACCCTTGACGCCGTAGTGAGCAAGCTCTCCCGGCGAAGGATTTCTTTGACTCATTCGAACTCCTCCTTATGGAGCTTGTATGCCACCCAGGCATCCATCAGTGCTGCTACGGCGTCGATCTTGGCGTCCTGACGCTTCTTCAGAAGCTTCCGGTTTCCGTTGGTGTCTTCCAACGTGATCGCATTACCCATAGCGAAGGTCATCAATGCTTGATCAAATATGAGCCAACGTTCGCCACTGAGAGTCTTGAGTTCCCCAAGCGGGACAGACTCCGTTCTCGCCCCCTGAATCACTTTCTCGATAGCATGCGGACCATTCTCCGCTTCCCAGCGGCCTACGAACTCCTTGGCGTTGTAGGGGTCGTACCCAAACGCGCGCACGTCATAGTTAGATTCCTGAATGAAACCATCCAGGTCATCATAGACTTCCATCATGTCGAGAATGCTGCCGTCAAGCACATGGAGACTACCCTCGTCCATGAATTCCTGATACTTCTGTCTCATGGCACTTTGAAGTTTCAGGAGGGTCAAGGATGAGATGTAGTTTCTCGTCTTCACCCCGAATTTGCCGCGTGACAGTGGAAAGAGGAATGTGAACGAACAGAAGTCATCACCCTGCGAAAGGTCGGCACCCATAGCACAAGGCAACTGCCAGAATTCCCGGTGAGGATGAGGTAGGGTCTCCTCGTAAGTGAAGAAGTACGTGTATCCCTCCATCGGAAGCCCGAAACGCTTCGCCAGAATATCGTTCCTGGCCGCAGGAGCCTTTTCGGCTCGTTCAACGTCGAGTTGGTAAACGTCATAGGTGACGGTCTTTCCGAGGTTGGGGTTCGCCTTCTGCCACATGGCAGGGTTGGCTACTTCTTCGACGTCGTCCAGCTTGTAGTGCCAGATCGAAACGTGAGGAGCCTGATACTCACCCTTGAGAATATCGGCCAGTTCCATCTTGATGGTGTCGCCACTGCCGTTCCGGACGGTACCTTCGGAACTGACAGCCACGATCAGATAGTCATCAAGCTTTGAAGCACCCTGTTCGATGGCGCCGATGACATCTTCTCGCAGATCCCCAGACAGCCATTCATCAACTGTTGCTATCTTGGTACGAAGACCTTGAAGCTTGTTGATGGTCATCGGCCGTACTTCAAGGATCGAACCCGTGAGGAAGTTCTCGACACCCTTCTTGGTCGCGGCCAGCTTGACTCGGTTGACCCTTGACCCGGTGGTGTTCTGAAGCGATCCTTCTGTGAGAAACGCGAAGAGCGGTCCCCTGGCCCGGACGATGGACGTTCTGACGGGTGACATGACCTCGTCAGCCTGCTTCATCGTAGGGGCTGTAGTGATCTGATGAGTGGTGGACGAATCGATGTTCAGAAAATAGCTCTGGAGGCAAGATTCATACAACGACTTGGCCGCACCACGGGCAACGATCAGGTACTGCTTTGTCGTAAGGCGCTTCTTGATCACCTTGTCCACGTAACGTCCGCCACGCTCGCCCGGCTCGTATACGCTTCGATTGACGAAGTAGTACCAGCAGAAAATCTGTTCTGCCCACAGTTTGAACGTGTCAAGCAGGTGAAGATCGGTACCGTCGGTAAGAGTGAGTTCCGCTTCGCAGTACTTTACGAACCCCTCTACCGGATTGGGATCGTAGTAGATGTTCGGATTCGCGATGAGTGCGTCGATGCGGTTCATCTCTAGGGAGACTTCCCGGTTTACCGGAATATCGCCGTTCAGTACCGCGTCACGGAATCTTCCGTAGTAGTACGGAACTGCCGTGTTCGACAAGTCCATCGCTAAGCCTCCTTTCTACCGCTCTGCTGCCATCCGGCGTACTACTACGCCTGCTCCGGCTGTTACTGCCGCCGATGTCCCGCCAGTGGCATAGGCAAGTCCAGCAGTGACAGCAGTCGTCACACCGGTCTTGACTGCCACACCGGTTGGAGTCTTCAGAAACTGGCGTACATCGTTGACGGTCTTGCCGAGAGCGAGAACCTTCTTGACCTGATCGTGCCCCCGGTCCACAGAAGACTTCTCAGGCGGAGCTGTCATCATCGTTCGGTACTGACGTTCCAGGTTCATCCGCGTCAGAAGACCCTGCAGTTCCTGATTGCTGAGGGTTTGGGTACCGCCTTGAGAAATCTTCCTCTGAGCGTTGACAGCAGCCTTCACATCGGCCGAAACAGGCGGAGGCTTTGGAGCTGAAGCTGAAGCTACCGAAGACTGATCATCAGCTCGACGGACCCCCCACTTCATACCCTTGACGCCATAGTGACTGAGAGCCGTCTGTCCGACCTCGCTCATGACGGAGTGAGGCGACTGGATTTGTGACATCGCTACCTCCATGTCGTAACGAAAAGGTTTGAGATCGAATGTCGGACCTTCGGAATCTCCGATCCACAGAGCGACACGGTCGAACTGGACGAAGGTGACTCCAGCGTCGAAGTCGTTCGGGGGCTTCTTCGCCGGGGTTTCGGGATACCCGAGCGTCAGATGAGGAGTCCAACCTTCGAACTGTTCGGTGCCATGGTAAGCAGCCGAGATGAGAGGATTCTGAAGAAGGTGGTCCCGGAAGGTCTGAATTTTACGGGACAAGTAGTCCTTGTAGAAGAAGAGTACATCCGCTTTCTTGTCGCCCAGCTCACCCCGTCGATCAACCTCAAGACTGAATTGAAAGAGGAAAGTTGAGGCATAGTCGACGTACTCCTGAAGCTTGGTGATCTGTCCCTGATCGTAATCAGGCTCACCCAGGTACAGAAGCGTCAGATGCGGATTCTTCTCGCTCGAAACCTTATGGACATAGTCGTTCTCAGACGGAAGAGCGACTACTACAAGCTGGGTACGGGCGCCGTCCACTCTTCCCCCTCCCGATGAACGTTGAGAAGCCATTCGAACTTCTCGATCTGCTTCTCCATGGAATCAAGAGCGTAGGACGTTCCTGGCGGATCGAATACCAATCGAACCGACATGTAAACGTAAGTCCTCACTTGGCTGAGTCGAGGATCGTTCCCGATGAAGGCGTCCCACGTGGCCGTGTCGTCTTCGATCATGAAGCCTCCGACTGGGCCGATCCCGAGTTGGTCCAGTCTTGCCAACGTTGAGTTGATGTGCATGATGATGTCGGTATCGAACGATGTGTCAGTCTCAGGCAGGCCAAGAACCTTCTTGACACTGACAAGGATGCGCTGTTCCACGTGGGACACCTCCTCTCATTTTGACGGAGTTGGACTACCGACGAGCCCGAGCCTGTCGATCGACTTCAGCCTGGACCTGCTTGGGGTCGTAGCCCGCTTCCTTGAGGTCCCTGGATCGACTGGGGTCGTTGCCCCACTTACCCGCGAAGACTTCGGCCGCCAGAGTCTTGATGGACTTCCGACCCTGCGGCGGGTTGAGGATCTCCTCGACTCGGGCCTGAACCTGCTTGGGGTTGTAACCCGCAGCGATGAGCTTCCGGACCCGCTCGGGACCGTTGCCCCAGTTCCCCTTCTCGACGATCTCGTGAGCGATCTGGTCGACCGTCTTCTTCGAGGGGGTGGAGGGGCTAGGGGAGGAGGGGGAGGGCTTCTGGTAGGCACCAGCGAAGAACAGCACGTGGATGTGATCCATGTGGTTCTCAGTCACACTTCCACGGTCCGCCATCTTCCGACGGACGCCGGGCTCGGTGACGGTCGAGGTGATGTGCTGTTCCCAGATGACATGCTGCAGGCGGAGACGCTTGCGGTTGGTCCAGATGTAGTTCCGGATCCAGTCGCCCGCCTTCTCGTTCCGGACCATGAGATCCAGGGCTCGGCCGGTAGCGTGCTCCGAGCTGCTGCCCATCCCCCACATGTACCAGATCTCGTGACCGGCCTTCTTGGCGGCGTCGAAGATCTCCTGAGAGATGGACTTGGTGGCGGGCTGCACCTTGCCGAGCTTGGCGCTGACAGTGGCGTACGTTGCGGCAGTCACTTGGACGTCTCCTCCTTCGCGTTCGTCTCCTCGACGTCGAAGTCGGCGTCGGTCTCGTCGGGCTCCGTGTCGCCGTCGTAGAAGTCCATCTCGACGGGGGGCTCGTTCTTCTCAGTCATCGTGATTCCTTCTACCAGAGTTTTGTATCGCCAGGTCTGCGTTCGACCATTGGACGGGGAAGAAGACTTTCGTCTCCGTAGTGAATGGCGTTGTGTGTCCGAAGAGCAACCGTGATCAAGTTGTCCGGATCAAGGAGACAGGAATCCCCGGCTTCGATCTGCTCGACAGTTATGGGATTCAAATGGTGAATGTAGAGACCCTTGTGAATCTCATAACCTTCGATACCCAGATCACAACCGTTGTCCCGAACGATGATCTCATGTCGAGTCTGACGCCATTCGCGGGATGTGTAAAAGTCTTGATTGATCCAACGATTGAACCCGAACGTTACTTCTCCGACTCGACCTTTGAGTGAGAGATAACGGAACCGCTCTAGGAAGTCGTCGAATCTACGTAGTTCAGAATACGATCTACGCTTCATCATCTTCCTCAGGAGGATGACCCTGATACCCTCGCATAGCTTTGATCGCCGTGGCGTAAAGTTCTTCCAAACGCTGCGATGAAGCCATGGCTTCGATCTTGGCTTCCTGAAGTCTGACCTCGCCAGCCAGACGTTGCTGTTCGAGCTGTTCTCGGGTCGAGCCAAGCTTCAGGTAATGCGTAATAACCTGAGCCGAGGCTATGCCTTCCTTCATCTGCTGTTCGGCTAGTCTCTCGGCCAGAGA